TTCGGCCCGCATCGTCAACGTCACGGCGGCCACGCTTGCCGTCACGGCCGCGGACCACGACGGCAAGGTCGTCACGCTGAACAAGGCCGACGGCCAGGCGGTCACGCTTCCCGCCGCCACCGGCAGCGGGATGCGCACGCTGTTCGTCATCGGCACGACCATCACGTCCGTCGGCACGACCATCAAGGTCACCGGCAACGACACGATGGTCGGCACGTGCTTCGGCCTCGATGACGATGGCGTTCCGGCCAACGCGTGGACGGTCGGCGGCACCAACGACACGATTACGCTCGACGGTTCCACGACCGGCGGTCTGGCCGGCGATACCGTCGAACTCATCGACATCGCAGCCGACCTGTGGCTCGCGCGAATCCTCATCAAGCAGACCGGCACTGAGGCGACTCCGATGAGCGCGACCGTCACGTAACCAACGACCATGCACGTCGAGAAACGCACGATTAGCATCACGACAGCGGCGGATGGCTCTGCCACCGCCTACACCGATGGCATCGCTAATGGGCGTGTGCTCGCGGTCATCTACACAAAGACGAACTTCGACAACGGCTCCACGATGACTCTGACCAGTGAGACCACTGGCCAGAGCATCTGGGCCGAGTCGAACGTCAACGCCTCGGCCGTCCGCTACCCGCGCGCGGGCGTGCACGATGTTGTCGGCGTCGCCGCGACGCTCGATGGCACACGCCTAGTCCGCGACTACGTCCACGTCTGCGAAGAGCGGCTGAAGGTCATTGTCGCCTCCGGCGGCAACGCCAAGACCGGCACGCTCACCATCCTCGTCGGGTAATCAAAACCACACATGAAAGTTCGACTCACCTCACTCTACGCCGGTCCCCACATGTCGGCTCAACCGGGCTCAGTCGTCGAGTTCTCTGACGCCGAAGGCCGCGAGCTCATTGCGGGCCGATACGGTGTCCTTGTTCCGGATACTCCCACCGCCACCCAGAACATCCCGGCCGCCGCGCCGGGCGAAGAAAACGCCTCGGTCGCGCCACCGGAAAACGCGGCCCGCCGCACCGGTCGTGGCGCGCGCGGCCGTTCGACCGCCGGTGCCCCAGCTCCTGCCACTGAGTGAACGGCATCGTTCTAACGTCTGCGCCCGCGGGCGAGCCCATCACGCTCGCCGAGGCGAAAGCCTGGCTCCGCGTCGATGGCACGGAAGAGGATGTCCTCATCTCCGCGCTCATCGAGGCGGCGCGGACGCACGTTGAGAACTTCACGCGCCGGGCGCTCGTCACTCAGTCCATCGAGGTTTCGTTCGACGCCTTCCCGACCTGCGGGCGCTTCGCGCGAGCGCTGGCTGATTATGAGTGCCGCGGCGGAGTCGAAATCGACGCCAGCCGCGAGATCCAACTGCCTCGCCCGCCACTCGTCTCCGTCGAGTCGCTGAAGTATTACGACACCGATGGGACCTTGCAGACGTTTGCCGCCGCCGGCTACCACGTCGACACCCGTGCCCAGCCCGGCCGTATCGTCCTGAACGAGGATTACGACTGGCCCGACACGCAGGTCCGGCCGAACGCCGTCATCGTCGCCTACACCGCCGGTTACGGCACGCCGAGTCAGATTCCGCAGGCTCTGCGGGTCGCGATTCGTTTTCTGCTCTCACACTGGTTCGAAAATCGGACGCACATCAACATAGGGAACATCGTCAACGCGATTCCCGACACGGTCGAAACGCTGCTCTGGCAGCATCGCCTGCCCGGAGCCTACTGATGGGACGCAACCCCGGAAAGTTCGACCGGCGCATCTTGCTGCAAACCCTGACGACCACGCGCGGGGCGTCCGGCGGCGTCGTCGAATCATGGTCCGACCTCGATACCGTGTGGGCGGAGAAAATCGAGAAAGGGTCGACCGAGTTCCGCACGGCCGGCGCCGTCCACGCTGAGGCGACCCGCCTCTTTCGCATCCGCCATCGCTCCGACCTGACGGAAAAAGACCGCGTCTCATTCGACGACCGCCTGCACGACATCCTCGGACTGACCGAAGAAGGCCGCGGTGAATTCCTGCTCATCGCCTGCAAATTCACGGAGGGCCGCGCCTGATGTCCCTCCCCGCGTCCATCTTCGCCAAGCTCTCCGCCGCGCCGGCCGCGACCGAGGCGATTGTCGGCACCGACATCTATCCGATGAAAGCCCCGCAGGGCGTCGAGGCGCCCTACGTCGCGTGGCAACTCATCGCCGCCGCACCGGACAACACGCTCAACGAAGCCGCTGCATCGGGCACGCACCTCGTGCAGTTCTCCTGCTTCGCGACCACCTACGAAGGCGCGTGCGCCCTCGGCGATGCGGTGACTGCAGATCTCGACAACGCGACGCTGGCCGGCGGAGAGCGCGTGCTCTCCTGCGAGCCGAGCGACGGATTTTCCGACGACGTCAATCTCTTCATCCGCCTCGTCGAAGCCTCCATTTTTGTTCCGGCCGCCGCCTGAACCTCTCGTAACACTCAACCTCAACCACTATGAGCACCCGCATCGCCAGCAAAGGCGCGATTGTCAAATACGCCGCCACCGCCACGCCCACCAACGTCATCCCCGGAGTGCGCTCCGTGGCGACGACCATCGGCAGCCGCGCCATGATTGACGCGACCTGCCACGACGACAGCAGCACCAAGAATCTCATCCCGGCGCCGCTGCGCGACACCGTGTCGCTGGACATCACCATCGCGCACGACCCGGCCAACGCGCATCACGAGGCCATTCGCGCCGCGCACATTGCGGGCACGCTGCACTACGTCGCGGTCGTGCTCCCCGATGCCGGCGCCGCGCAGTGGGAGGTGAGCGGCTACTGGACCGACTTCGGCCTCCCGGCGCTCAATCCTGACACCGGCCTGATGGAGTGCGTGCTCAAGTTCAAGGCGAACGCCGTCGAAACCTTCACGCAGTAACCGCGATGAAATTCATCAAACTTCTTCGCACCGTTCAGGTCGGCGAACTCTACCTCAAGAAAGGTTCGACCTGCGAAGTCTCCGCCGAGCTTGCTGACCGGCTCATCGCGGCGAAGTCCGCCGAGCTGGTGAAAGCCGCCGCCAAATGAACGAGCCTGGCACACCAGTCCCGGTCCTCAAGCATGGCGGGCGCGAATACCCGCTGGCGTGGACGAAGCGCAGCGAAGCCATGCTCTCCAAGCACGGCCACAGTATCTCGTCGCTCTTCAAGGCGCTGCGCGGCCGTCGCACCGGCTGGTATGCCCTCTGCCTCGGCATCTACGCCGCGCTCCCGGCCGATGTGGCGCCCGAAGACCCGCTCGACGTGGCCGAATGGTTGCCCGACGCGAAGGCACAGGAGGATGCATTCTCCGGCCTGCTCAAGGTCATCCGCCATGCCTACCCGGCCACGGCTGAAAAAAAAAGCGCCTCGAAACGCTGATTCCGTGGGCGCGCGCCGTGGTCAACGCGCAACTCGGTGCCGCCCTGCTCGACTACTGGCGCCTCTCACCGCTCGAACACACCGCCCTCGCGATGGCGAGCCGCGGTGACCTCACGGAGTCGGAGCAGACCGCCAAGGAAATCGAAGCCCAAAAGAAACTCGCCACCGAGCTCACCGCCGCCTTCGGCCCGCCGAAAAAACCGCAATGAACCTGCCGGGGAAATCCGCCACCTACAAGCACGTCACCGGAATCACCCAGCTCCGGGAGGTGTTGCACATGCTGCCGCAGGACATGGCGGGCGACATCCTCGGCCGGGCCACGAAAGAGGCGATTCAGCCGATCAAGATCGCGGCAAAGCGTTTTGCGAAACGCAGCGAGGCCACCGGCGCTCTGCGCGCGAGCATCACGGACAAGGTGAAAGTCTATCCTGCCACCGGGAAGGCCGTTGGGATGGTCGGGCCGGATCGCGCGTATTATTCTCGCGGGAAGAAAGCGGGCGCGCTGGGCGCGCTGCTCGGCAAGAATCGCCGACGGCCGTCGAACTACGCGCACCTCGTGGAGTATGGCCATGTCGCGGTCGCTCCGCGCAAGGGCACCACCCGCCGAAAGAAGAACGCCGTCTCCGTGGGCTTCGTGCCGGCCAAGCCGTTTATCCGTCCCGCCGTGGTCACGACTACCGCGCAGCAAATCGCCGCCTTCACGCGCGGCATCGAAATCGGCCTCAACGAGTCCATTCGCAAGCGCGGCGGTAAAGCCGCCTGACGACCATGCCCTCCCTGCCTCCCGTCTCCGCCAAGGTCATCGCTGATGCCGAGCAGTTCGTGCAGGAGTTCCGCCGTGCTGAGCGCGCGGCACGCGGCAGCGCGGAGGGCATCGAGCGCGAGGTGGGCGGGCTGGTGGATAAGGTGCAGAAAAAATTCCGGCTGGCCGACTTCGGCAAGGACGTGCTCAAGGGCGCCGGCCTGTTCGGCGGGTTCGACATCGCGCGCACGGCGAGCGAAAAGATTTCCGACCACTTCCGCGAGGCGGCGGAGCACGCGAAGAACCTCTCGGGCGAGATTGAGCGGCAGGTGTCGGCCACGGAGCGGTTGCTCGCCCTGCGGCGCACCGACGATCAGAATCTGGAAGCCATGCAGGCAAAGATGCTGCGCATGGCCCGTGAGCGCACCGAACTGCTCGGGCCTCACGACCTCGGCCGGGCGGGGCGGTCGCAGCGGATGCTCACACGTGACGCCAACCCCGAGGAAATCCAGAAGGCGGCGGCACTGGCCACGCAGATGCAGGAGCTGGCGGTGCAGATCGAACAGGCAAAGCTAGCCAAGGCGCGGCGCGACACCGAGGAACTCGTCAAGCGGGTGGCCGTGAGCGGCAGCGGCGCCGACATGCGCGCGTGGAAGGAAATCACCGCGGAAGACGAAGCGCGCGCGGCGGAGGGTTTGCGGAAGTGGAACGAGGAACTCGAAACGCAGGCGGAGGCTTTGCGCAAGCTGGGCGATCCGATGCGGCAATATCAGCAGCGGCTGGAGGAAATCGCAGACCTCGTGAGCCTCGGCAAACTCTCGGACGATGAGGCGTGGGCTGCGAAGGTGAAGACATGGGGCGACATCGCCGACGAAGCGAACAAGGCGAACCGCGGAAAGGGCAGCCTGGCGGATTTAAAAGAAGTGCTCGACGTGAGCCCGGACATCGAAAAGACGAACGACGCGGCGCGCGAGCTGGGCCTCACGTTTTCCAGCGCGTTTGAGGATGCTGTTATCGGCGGCGGCAAGCTGTCCGACGTGCTGCACGGGCTGGAGCAGGACATCCTTCGCATTGCAATGCGGAAGGCCATCACCGAGCCGCTCGGCAATGCCGTGGCGGGAATTTTCTCCGGCGGTTTCGGCAAGCTCTTCGGCTTCGCCAGCGGCGGCGATTTCACCGTGGGAGGCAGCGGCGGCACGGACACCACGCCCGTCGCTTTCATGGCCACGCCGGGCGAGACGGTGAGCGTGCGCACGCCGGGCCAGCGTGCCGGCGGCGGTGGTGGCGGCACCTACTACATCGACGCGCGCGGGGCCGACCGCACCGGCCTCGCGGAACTCAAGGGCATGATCCTCGCGCTGAACGGATCCATCGAAGAGCGCGCGGTCGGCGCGGTGCTCAACCAGGCGCAGCGGAGCACGGGCTTTCGGCGGGCTCTGGCGTAAACTCTCATGGCCACCTCCTACCCAGTCACGCTCCCCTTCGCCACCAAGACGGCGCGGCGCATCACGATTCGGCCGCGCTCGGCGGTGGCGAGCAACGTCTCGCCCTTCACGTTTCAGGACGAGGTGCAGGCCAGCACGGGCCAGCGGTGGGAGGCCACGGTCGAGCTGCCGCCGATGCTGCGTGCCGGCGGTGGCGCGGCGTGGATTGCGGCGCTGACCTCGCTCGACGGCATCTACGGCACCTTCCTGCTCGGCGACACGGCATGGAAGACCGCGCGCGGCATCGCCACGGGCACGCCGCTGGTTAAGGGTGGTTCACAGACAGGATACGACCTCATCACCGATGGATGGACCGCCGGCCAGACCGGCATCATGAAGGCGGGCGACTGGCTGCAGCTCGGCAGCGCCGGCACCTCGCAGCTCCACATGGTGATGGCCGATGCGAACAGCAACGGCAGCGGCGAGGCCACGCTCACGCTCTGGCCGCGGCTGCGCAGCTCGCCGGCGGACAACGCTGCCATCGTGGTAAGCAGCCCTCGTGGACTCTTCCGCCTGGCCGGGCCGATTGATTGGAGCCTCGGAGCGGAAGCCATGCTCGAGGCGGGGCTCGTGTTCTCGGCCGTGGAGGCGAACTGACATGGCGCGCACCATCGACGCATCGCTCCTCACGGAAATTCTCGCCCGGTCGAAGCGGCCCGCGCTGTTCGCGTGGTTCGATTTCCAGAGCGGCGCCGTGCGCGTCTGGAACGGCATCGGCAGCATCACGTGGGGCGGCAACACCTACACAGGCCTTGGCGACCTCGGCAGCATATCGCCGGTCAAAGAAAGCGCCGACCTGCGGGCCAACGGCATGGCCTTCACGCTCTCGGGGCTTAATTCCTCGATGCTGACCATCGTGCTCGCGGAGACCTACAACCGCCGCGAGTGCGCGCTGTGGCTCGGGGCGCTGAACTCGTCGGGCGCGCTGGTCAGCGACCCGCTGAAAATCTTCGCCGGCCGCATGGCCTCGCCCGGCGTCAGCCTCGGGGCGGAGTCGGCGAGCATCACGATTCGCGCGGAGTCGAAAATCGCCGGCGGGCAGGGCGTGGCCTACTCGGAAATCAGCGAGGCGGACTTAATCGAGGCGGCCAACATCTGCGACGAGGACGTGACACTCGACGCGGGCGGCACGGAGGACCGCTACACGGCCAACGGTGTCGTCGAGGTGCCGATGCGGCGCTTCACCGACGAGGACCAGCATCTGGATTTTGCGAGCGACACGGCGTTCAAGTATCTCGCGAGCAGCGCAAACAAGGTGCTCACGTGGGGCAAGGGCCCGCCGAGCACGGGCACGGTGGCGCCGCCGGGCGGCGGGGGAGGCGTCGACTATGAGTAAGGCCGAGCAGCATTTCGCACCGAAGCGCGCGGCACTGCGGCGCATGGGCTGGGAAGACCGGCTCAACCACGCGATCGAGGCGGCGCGGTCGAAACCCTTTGAGTGGGGCCGGCACGACTGCGCGCTTTTCGCGGCGGACGTGGCGCACGCGCTGACCGGCATCGACCCGGCGGTGAAGCTGCGCGGGCAATACTCGACCGCGCTGACGGCGGCGCGCGTGGCGCGCACGTGGGGCGGCTTCGCGAAAATGACGGCGGCCATCTGTGCGGCGCACGGCTTCGCGGCGGTGCCCGTGAGCTATGCGCGGCGTGGCGACCTCGTGCGCGTGCGGCGGGCGGGCGGGGAATTTCTGCACGCGCTCGGCGTGTGTCTCGGGTCGGTTTCGGCCTTCACCGGGCCGGACGGGCTCGTGTTTCTGCCCACGGCGGAGTGCGTGGGCGCGTGGCGCATCCCGACCGCGGGTGCGGAAACCAAGGAGGCACCATGCCGCCAGTAGTAGTAGCGGTGCAAGCCATCGCGGCGGCGTGGAGCACGTGGGCCGCGGCCAACGTCGTGGCGGCATGGATTATCACCAAGGCGGTGCAGGTGGCGGCCTTCTACGGCGTCTCGCGGGCGCTCACGCCCTCGGCGCGCATGAACACGCTCACGACATCGGGCACGCAGGTAAATGTCCGCGACCCGGCGGCGGCACACCGCGTCATCTACGGGCAGCGCGAGGTCGCCGGCATCGTCTACCCGCTCGGCACCTCCGGGTCGTCCTCCGAATACCTGACGCTGGCGGTGCTCATCGCGAGCCACGAATGCCAGGAGCTGGGGACAATCAAGTTCGACGGCGTGGAAATCCCGCTCGACGGCAGCGGAAACGCCACGGGCACGTTTGCCGGCTACGTGCGCATCAAGAAAAAGCTCGGCACCTATAACCAGACGGTGGACAGCGACACGCAGACCGACCTAACGGCGGGTTTCTGGCCGAGCACCTGCACGTTTGCCGGCCGCGCGGTGTTGCTCGTGCGGCTCAAGCACAACCCGGATCTGTTTCCAACGGGCATCCCGAACATCACCTGTCTCGTGAAGGGCCGGAAGGTCTACGACCCGCGCGACGGCGGGCAGTCGTCGAGCGACCCTTCGACGTGGGTGTGGAGTGCGAACGCCGCGCTCTGCGCGGCCGACTGGCTGATGGGCGTGCCGATGAAAAACGAGTCTGGCACGGTCATCCGCCCCTACGGCGTCAAGGCTGGGGTGAATGCGGACATCATGACGGCGCTGGCGAGCGCGATGAGCGGCGACGTCGTGTGCGTCGGCGGCACCTGGCTCATCCGCGCGGGAGCCTACCGCACGGCCGAGAGCACGGCGCTCACGCTCGACGACCTGCGCGCGCCAATCGATAACATCGACCTGCTCCCGCCGAGCGACCAGCTCTGTAACGGCGTCAAGGGCACCTACGTTTCGTCGCTCAACAACTGGCAGCCGGCGGACTTTCCGGGCGTGGTCAATTCGACCTATACGACGGAGGACGGCGGCGAACGAATCTGGCGCGACATCGCCCTGCCCTTCACCACCTCGGCGCCGGCGGCGCAGCGGCTGGCGAAAATCCAGCTCGAGGATTCGCGGCAGCCCATCACGTTCAAGGCGCGCTGCAAGCTGACGTGCCTGCGCTATCAGTGCCTCGATGTGGTTCCGGTCACGATTGCGGCGCTCGGCTGGTCATCGAAAGTTTTCAAGGTCGTCGACTTCGAACTCACGCAGGAGGCGGACAAGGACGGCAACCCCGTCTTTGGTTGCGACCTCACGCTCAAGGAGACGGCAAGCGGCATCTACACGTGGAGCGCCGAAGAGACGACCGTCGACCTCGCGCCCAACACCAGCCTGCCCGACCCCTACACGGTGCCCACGCCGGGCGCTCCCACGCTCACCAGCGGCGCTACGACGGCGCTGCAAAAGCCGGATGGCACGGTCGAGGCGCGGCTTAAGGTGGCGTGGACGGCGCCGACAAACTCGTTTGTGAGCAACGGCGGTCGCGTGTGGATCGAGTATAAGAAGAGCGCGGACAGCGACTGGATTACGTGGGCGAACGACATCCGCGGCGACCAGACGTTCGACTACATCCTCGGGCTGCACGTGGGGGTGAACTACGACGTGCGCATCCGCTTCGAAAACGTCTACGGCGTGCGCGGGGCGTATGCGACCACGACGGCCCATTCGTTCACCGGCAACGCCGTAACGCCGAGCGCACCCGGCGCGGCGACCAAGACCGCCGAGGGCACCTACACGGCCGGCGACGGCACCGTGCTCTCCTACCTCACCTTCACCCTTCCAGCCATGCCGGCCGGCGCGGCCAAGCAGTGGCTGCTATTCAAAAAGTCATCGGAGACAGAATACACGGTCGGCGCCGGGCCGTTCACCAACACCGGCAACCTCACAGGAGTCACCCTCATGGACCTCACACCTGGCATCATCTACACCGTGGCGCTCATCGCCATCTCCTCGCTCGACGTGCCGAGCGTCACGACGGCCGCGACCGGCTCGCCGTTCACCGCGCCGGGCAAGACAGATGCTCCACCTACTCCGGTCGGAGCGAACAGTTACGGCGGAACCTTTGCCGCGGGGAATACTAACGAAAACGTATTGCCGGTGTTCACATCATCGGGCGTGCGTCGATTCGTTCACCGTTTTCGCTGGTCCGAATCGGCGGCCAGCGACCCCTCATCGTTTGGAGGGTATATCTACCCCGCAGACTTTGATCATTGGGAAGTCAAGGGGGTTGCGACAGACAGTGCGGCTGCTACGGACTACAACGTGGATGATGGACAGGGATTGGCCGGAATCATCAAGACCAAGGGCACAGCCACGTTGCTCGCCTGCACGGCAGCGGTCCAGACCTACATCTATCTGCGTGCGGTCAACACGTCTGGAGTCGCGTGTGCGTGGACACGGATTACAGATGTGGCAGTTGGTTTCTGGGTTCAGCAGGGTGGCAATGCGATGGAGAAGAACACCGGCACCTCCTCGGGCACCGTCGCCGCAGGCGACGATTCGCGCATCACCGGCGCGGCACAGAAATCGAGCAACCTTTCTGACTTGGCGTCGGCGGCGACGGCATTGGCGAACCTTGGCGGGGCTGCGAAATCGGCCAACTTGTCAGACCTCGGGAGTGCGGCGACCGCCCGCGGCAACCTCGGCCTCACGGCCGTCGTGACCAAGAACGTGCGGGTCGGCAGCGTGGACGTTACGCTCAGCGGCGGCAGCCCATCGGAAACCTTCGACATCGACCTGACCGGGCTCGGCTACGCGGCCAAGCCGGCGGCCGGATTTCTCGCCTGCATCGACCCGACCTATGTCGTGAGCTACGACAAGGGCAGCGGCAGCAGCACGAACACGAACGCCCGATGCACCATCAAGAGCACCGACGGCACGAACATCCCGGCGACTACGACGCCCATCATGTTCTGTTTCACAGACTGACCGGGCCGTAGAACTTCTCCGCCGCGCCCTCGGCCGGCAGGTTCAGGTAGTGGGCGAACGCCGTGGCTGAGGTGTTGCCCGCCTGCCGGCAGACCTCGGCGATGACGCTCTTCTCGTTGAACTCTCCGCGCTGGGCCCGGGCTGTCAGCATCTGGTTGAAATACGAGATGCCGGTGTGACGAAGAATGTTGTCCTGCCAGACGCTGTTCACGTGATCTCCCCGGCGCCCGCGCTTCGTCGCCTTCGCGCGCTCGAGGAGACCGGCCTCGGCCCGGACCCGGTCCCAAACCGATTTGCTGAACTCCGCCGTGAACGGGACGGTCTTCTTCTCTTTCGACCTTCTGACCCTCACCTCGTGAGTAGCCGGCCACTTCTCGACGGCCGCGCGCAACAGCGGCAGCACGTTGGCCGGCACGGTCACCATGCGAAACTTGGCCGTCCGTCGCTTGACCGTATCGACCTCGATAACCGGCGTCGGCGCATCGAGCTTCATCTTCTCGCGCGTCGTGCGGACCACCTCCTGCGGCGACATGAAACACCACGTGGCGAGAATCGTGTAGGCCACCATGCGGCCGTCGCTCACGGTCTGCGCCGCCGCGAGCAGGGCGTGGCACTGCTCTGGCGTCAGGATGCGCGCCGGCTCCTTTGTGCGGGCCGTCGCGAGCAGGTCCTTCATGTCGATTTCGAACGGCGAGACGAGCAGCCACTTCCTTTTCACGCAGAAGTTCAGCCAGGCGCGCAGCACGGCCGCCTGCGAAATCTTGGTATAGTCGGCGGCGTCCGGGTTTCGATAGATCCAGTCCTCGCACATCTGCGGCCTGATGTCCTCAAGGTATCTGACCTTGGCGAAGGCGACGAACTGCCTCAGCCGGCCGCTCTGGTTCTCGACCGTCCGCCACGAGCGTTTGCGTTTCTCCATCACCCCTTCCCATTCGGCCAGGGCGTCGGCGCACTTCGTGCCCTGCACGGGCGGCAACACCCGGTCAGCCGCGGCAACGCATTCGACGAGCCGCCGGCCCTTGGAAATCTGCGTCGCCGCCTCGGCATCGCGTAGCTGCTCCGCGTTCAGCCAGGTCATCCGCAACTGCGGGCGCACGGCCTCCGCCTTCTGCACCTCGGCGAGCTGTTGTTCGTAGGTCGCCTTGATGCCCTCCAACGCGGAAAGGCTGTGCGACTGTTTCCGGATGTGCTGGCCGAGAAAGTAGCCGTGCAGGCGCCATCGGCCGTCCTCCAACGGGGCGATGTGAAGCTGGTTTTTTGCGATGCGGGCCATGCCAGAAAGCTGCTCGGAACGTTGCTCAGAATCATCAAACCGAGCAAACTAACCCAAATCAAACCCAACTTCGTTCGCAAATCCGAATCCCAATTTCACCTATGGGACTACCTCTGACACTGGAGCCAACAGTCGGATTTGAACCGACGACCCACGCTTTACGAATAGTCGCTGGCTCACCTATGACTCGACGGCGTGTTGCTCAGAATTCTGAAATTTTGTGACCGAACGTTCGGGAAATCTTCCCGGCTTTTGTGAACAACTCGGGCTTGAACACGGGCACGGCAAATGCATTTTCCGAACCCGAAGTCGCAAACCCCAGCGCTCGTCCGGTGATGGGGCCGACCCTCGCGGTTGAAACCGCGGCCCGCTCCCGGCGCTCCGGGGAACACAGGACACGGTTCGTCATGTCTGCTGATGAGTTCCCAACCTACAAGCCGAGTGTTTTCTACTTCCGCAAGGCACTCAGAGATTCGGCCAACTGCGACCACGCGGTAGAAATCGCCGTCACGGTCTGCACCGAGTTCGAGCGCCTGCGCGAATGGGCCATCGACCAATCGGTGATTCCGCCGTCGAACATCCACGTCGCGGCCGACCTGCTGCGCGCGGCCATCCGCGAGTCGCGTTCGCATGGGCAGGTGATTCTGCTCGGCCTGTTCGTCTGTCATGAGCTCGAGGAGTTGAAGGCGGTCGTGCGCGCGGTCGGACTCATTCCGCCGAAGTGGATCGTCGCGCCCGAGGAGGCGGCGGACAAATCGTGGTTGGTTGAGGAGAGCGCGTGATTCAACGAGTGCCGGCGGCTTTCCTTTCCTCCGCTGCCACTGGTTGAACCGGCGGCGCGACGAGTTTATATTCTTCAGCCGAGGTGACCGGAATCAACGTGACGAAAAGCGGGTTCGGCTTGTGCGAGTAGTTGGCGCCCGTCTTATAGTCCACGATGTCATTGACGATAGGCAAAAAAAGGATGTTGGCCGCGGTGGCGATGCCAAGCGAAGCGCCGTCGATACTAGAGATAACAGCGGTTTCGAGCGGCTTATATCCGTTG